GTTTGGCGACGAGTCTTACAATGGAAACGCCGCCGACTCATCGTTTAGGGATTGTACATTTAATAAATGTGAGAATCCTATCGAACTTACAACCTCTCAAAATGTGAACTACCTAATAGAAAACTCTATGTTTTATAGATGTCCCAGAGTTGTGAATGTCTTGGGCGGCGGGATTGTTACTATGAAAAACTGCTACATGACACAAATGCCCGTTGTATATGAAATTAGAGGGGATGGATCTAGGACAGGAACTCAAAATGGGAACTTTGTAGTTCGAGATTTGAGATACGATTGGAAACAGGATGTTGTTCCCACAATCGTTAAAGATGTGAGCGCATACGGATCTAGAGTTTTGGTGGTTGACAATGTTCACTCGCCAAGAGGTGTTAATTTAACAGACGTAACAAATATTGATAAAGTAACTTGGGATGTAAAGGTAAGATAATGAAAACGATTTTTAATATGAAGAATGTAGATCCGATGACTCAGCCTTTATTTTTAGGCAAGGATCTAGGAGTGCAGCGATATGACCAATTAAAGTATCCCATCTTTAAAAAGCTAGACAGCAAACAGATGGAAAACTTCTGGCGGCCTGAAGAAATCGAACTAAAGAAAGATCGCAATGATTTCGCCACTCTGACTGATAATGAGAAGTTTATCTTCACCTCAAACCTCAAGTACCAAACAATGTTGGACAGCGTAATTTGTCGAGGTGTTCCTACGCTGCTAGAATTCGTTACCAACTCTGAGTTGGAAGCGTGCCTGATGACATGGCAATTTTTTGAGAAAATCCACTCTCAAAGCTATAGCTATATCATTCAGAATGTGTATGCAGATAGTAGAGAAGTATTTGATGGAATTTATGACGATAAAGAAATTATGAAGCGTGCAAAGTCAGCAATTGAAGACTATAATAATTTGATGGGCATGGCCTGTTCCACATCATCAAAAGCGGAATTGAAAAAGCAGATTTACATGACTGTCATATCTATCAATATTCTGGAAGCTATCAGATTTTATGTGAGTTTTATTTGCAGCTTCGCATTCGCAGAAAACAAGAAAATGGTAGGCAATGCAGACATCATCAAGCTAATCAAGCGAGACGAAGCATTACACCTTACAAATACACAAGAGATTTTAAAGATTCTCAATACAGAAGAATCAGAAGGTTTTACAAAAACCGCAGAACAGTGTCAGGATGCCGCTATCGAAATGTTCGAGAGCGCCGCGACCGAAGAAAAAGAGTGGGCGTCATACTTATTCAAAGACGGCTCTATCATTGGCCTTAATGAGACTGTTCTGCATCAATACATTGATTGGCTATGCATGTCCCGCAGAAAAACGATTGGACTTCCTTACGAAAACGTAGGCAAGAATCCTATCGCGGGATGGACAGAAAGCTGGATGAAGTCCGACTCTGTTCAAGTTGCGCCACAAGAGCATGAAATTACTAGTTACAAGATTGGAGCTAGTACAAACGATTTAGATGATATGGATTTAGATTTCGAACTATAAGGGGTTAACAATGGTCTGCTGCCGTAAATGCAAGTGTGGAAAAAACAAAACTCAAGATCAAAAAAATTTAGACGCTTTAATGTCTGACTATTTAAAGATCGTAGAGTTGACAGGAAGCCATCCTTGTGAGGATAGTTATTTGGTAAAGGAAATTGTTAGGATAACCCAAAGAATTGAAAATGAAGAATAAAGTTGAATTAATTGGTCATTATGGTTCCGATGAGGTGATAGCTTGCTCTGCTTGGACAAGCACCTCTCGCAACCTGACCGAGAACAAGCGTAATAGAATCGGTAAACTAATTAATATGCTGTGGAGTGAAGGCCATGAAACGCCTTTTGAGAAAGGTGTGGTTCACTTTCTTGTTGACACCGACATAGCCTCGCACATTCATCTGCTAAAACATCGCATTAGCAGCCTGAACGCGGAGTCGGCACGTTATAAAGAATTAAAGGAAGATAAGTATTACCTGCCTGAAGATTGGGAAGGTATAAAATTATCAAAAGATTTTTATTTTGATGGGGATTTTTTTGATGTAAGGATTATGGAAGGACAGCTACACCTTGATGTTTTAGAAGAATGTAGCCAACTGCTAAATAAACTTTATCACGCAACTATTCCAGACGTTGAAGCGAAGCGTGGACGTAAAAGAGCGAAAGAGTCAGCACGATCCTACAAAATGTACAACAGCCAGATTCAGGCTGATGTGATGTTCAACATGAGAAGTTTTGCTAACTTTATCAAGCTGCGAAATAGCGAACATGCGCAGTTAGAAATCAGAGAGATCGCACAACAGATGTGGGATCTCGTCGCCACTATCGAAGGCGAACCGTTCAAGCATACATTACAAGCTATCTGGAACGGGAGAAGTTAGAAAATAGTATGAGTCACTTATTTAAAGAAGATCAAACTTTTTGCTTGTTATTTACACGACGTATATCTGGAAGCCACGTTTACATTGATTTACCGCCGAATTTAGCAGTTGGGCCAGAATATCACGTTGATGGGTTAAAGGGATGGTATCACGACTGCTGGGATTATTCAGACATGATCGTGCCAGAAGAAAGCTGGTTAAAAGAAAAGTGGGAAGCTGTGATTACACCTAGTCAGAGAGGTAGAATTAAAGATGTCTGAAGAAAATTACACTGGAATTTTTGACGGGGCGATTGAGTCGTTATTAAATAAGTATGGAATTACGAAGGATATGGTTGCCCAAGTCGGGCGAATTGTTGATGGTGTGTCGAAGAATGTCGAAGTCGAAGAAGTCGGATATGAGACGCACATTACGATAAATTTGAACAAAATTCATTTTAAGTTTAAGAAGGATAAAAATGATTAGTAAAATTGTGCAATGGCATTACGACAGAAATCTAATTACCGGAAGTACAGACAAGGACCAAGTTTTGAAACTATTACAGGAGCTTGGAGAGCTTTCTGACAGTGTTTGTAAGGGCAATGATGTGCGGGACGATCTTGGCGATATGTTGGTGGTCATGATCAATATTATGGAGCGTAACGGCATTAGTATGGTTGATTGCCTAGAAAAAGCATGGGACGACATCAAAGACAGGAAAGGCAAGATGGTGGACGGAATCTTCGTTAAAGAGGGTGACTAAATGTGTATATAACAATAGCACAGGATAGGACAATGTGAAATTTTAAGGTAAATTATGACCCTCTCTCCAATCAATGACAGAATCTTCTACGCTTGTCAAGCAGTATATACAAATTCAAGATATACCACGCAAAGCGGCGGGACTGACCCCGCAACCGATTGTGAATATCTAAAAGGTGTTCAGTCTGTTGGAGTATCTAAAGAATCTTCTAGGGAAACTTACCTAGATATCGGTCGCTTCCAGCGAGAATATGGCTCTTACGGGAAAACAACGTTTTCAATAACTATCTCTAGAGTTATTCATAAAGCTGGTGATTTCTTTTTTAATGTTAGCGGTCAAACCGCGTATGAAGATGCTCACATACTCAACGATACAAACGGCATCGGACACACAGGTATTGATAACAATTTAAAGAATTATGATATTCTGCTTTTGTATACGCTGGATACCAAAAATAGAGTTAACAGCGGTCTCACCAGTCCCTCTGATTCTACAGCTGGCAGAGCATCGGCAGTAATTTACAGGTGCTGCTTGCTTACAAATATTTCTTACAGCATCCCGGTGCAAGGTCCGGTCACAGAAAATTTAACATTTACCACGAATTTTTACGAGCAACTTACTGACGACAGGCTGATTCAGTATCCTATTAGCGATTTAGACTCAGAAGAAACCGTCAAAAGGCAGGATATAGTCACGTCTTCGTGCGTTTTTCCCGCCGAAGTCACCAGAATGTTTGATCTAGGTAATTCTTTGGAAGAAATTCCAATACTTGGACTGCAAAATATAGATATTGAATGTAACATAAATTATCAAGATTTGACAGATATTGGTATGTGGAGAGGCAGTGCCAGCTCATCTAGCACAACCCCTACAACCGGCCTTGACGAAACTGGTGGCGATATAGCCGAACAAAATATCTTTAAAGTCGTACAACTTCCTGTTGAGGTTTCCTGCACTTTCCAAGGCATTCTGCGGGACCAATACGATTTAAACGCTTCCGCCGCGATGGGTGACTATAACGTATCAGACGTTTATCACACAAAGGCAGACGGGAGCGAGACTCCGGGAGATCATGTAGACATATACAGAGCAGATAGAGAAATTAAAATTATTGCCGAGGCTGACGGAGCAAATCTTTTTCAATGGCATTTAGGAGCCAAGAATTATTTAACGTCTTTGGATGTTTCTGGCGGTGACGCCGGGGGCGGAAATGTGGAAGGTACAGTAAGTTTTCAAAATGATCATAGCGAAATCTTTCTGTTAAAGGATAGCACAATTCAAACCTTCTCGACAAATTCCATTTATTAAAAGAGACAAAATGGCTAGAAAAAAACACGCTGGAAGTAAGAAACAACCCATTCGTCCCAAGAGAAAACAACTTAAACCAAAAACAGAAAATCAAGAAGACTATATCGCCGCAATGTCCGAATGCGACGTTACATTCTGCTCAGGACCGGCTGGCTCAGGAAAGACGGCAGTTGCAGTTGGTTTGGCTTGCGAATATATATTAGAAAATAAAATAGAAAAAATTATTATCACAAGACCAGTTGTTGAAGCTGGTCGCGGACTTGGGCATTTACCCGGAACATTAACGGAAAAAGTATCTCCTTATCTTGTGCCTATTTTAGAAGAAATGAAACTATATCTTGGAATGGATACATTTAATTCTATGCGGGCAACAAACACTATTGAGCTTTGTCCACTAGAATATATGCGAGGAAGAAACTTTCATAACGCTTTTATGATTCTGGATGAAGCGCAAAATGCCACTTTTGAGCAGATTAAAATGTTTTTAACTCGGATCGGTCTTGGTTCCAAGGCTGTGGTCAATGGTGATTTGGATCAGACCGACTTGCGCGGCGAAGCGGGCGGTCTTTATGACTGCATGGACGCTTTGACAGATTTAGAGGGTGTTGCGATATGCAGACTGACAGACGACGACATTGTTAGAAATGGAATTATATCTAAAATTCTAGGTCGTTTAAGATAATTTGTGCGATACTTTGATTGTGTGTCGATAATATAGTACGACCACAAACAATTTCCTCGCTGGCAGGGGAGGTTACACTCTGCATCCCGCTTGTCGGGAGGTTAGGTGACACATCCCCGCCAGCGAGTTTTGATATTAAAAAATTGAAAAGGAAAAACATGCCAAACTATGACTTTGAGTGTGAGCCTTGTTGCTATCATACAGAAATATTCATGACGTTTAATGAATATGAAAATCTAAAAGAATGTCCTGTGTGCGGCCAAAAAACTCTGAAGCGTGTGATATTAGGCGCTCCAAACCTGCTTGTTAGAGGTAATCCAACAACTATTGGACAGCTTGCCGATGAAAATACTAGCAAAATGGGTCATTACGAAAGACAAGAAAAAGAAAACAAAGATCGCGGAAACACTCGCTTGACACCTGAACAAAAAGCAAAACGCGAACAGCATCAAAAAATTGTATCCATGACTCCCGAACAAAAAATTAAATGGATTGAAAAGGGTGACTAAATGGAAGATATGCCAAGAAAGCTTAAACCACATATTGCAGTTATAACGTTTAGAATTGACGTAAGGCCAATCAATAGCGATAACACTTTAGACTGGCATATATTAAGAAACGCAGATCTTAAAAAATACAACCTTTCTGAAAAAGGTCAGGTTATTATCAAGGGCGCGAACGAAGCAGAATGCGTCAAAAAAGTTCAAGAAATGATGGAGAAAATATAATGAACAATGAAGACTTATCTCATCTAAATTTGCCCAGCGCTGGGTCTGTAGCTGTGACGTTCTTCGGAAAAGGCGGAACCACTGCTGATGAAAAAGCAGCATTGGCAAAATCTGTAGACTGTAGTTACGATCATGAAAATATCTCAACCCAATATTTTATTATGTTTGGCAGAGGAGAAATTATTGACCCGTACCAAGCAGATTTTGGCTATACGCAAACAAAGCTTAGCAGAATGTACAAATACAAAAAGGTTTCATTAAAATGTTTCAATTCTTACATAAAGTATTTAGAAACCAAAAATAGAATTCACTTTACTACTGCCCGAAGATTATTAATGGAGAACTAAAATGAAAAAAGGTCCACTATCTAAAAAAGAAAAAACATTTATTCAAAAATGTTATTCGTCCACTTCTGTTGCAGAACTATCTTCTAAAATGAATCGTTCTGAAAATATGATTAGTAAGTATGTCGCTACATTAGCATCTAAGTCTTCTGAGAAAAAGGTTGTGGTTAGCGCGGAAGAACAGCCACAAGTTAAAGATATCAGTGATTTGTACGCCCGAAATCAAAAGTATGGAGCTACAATGATGACAGAAACTGCGTCAGTAGCGAGCGATGAAAACAAAAAAGCAAAAGTTAAAATGCCGCAAAGAACGCGGAATTGCATTCATAGGATTAAAGAATGATGAAAAACGGTGTGTGTCTTGAATTTGATTCCTACATGAAAGACATATGTCACAGGCAAACTGTTATGTCTTGGGAAATCAAATTAAGTAACGGAAAAAGTATTTGGGGTGATTACGAAAGACCTGACTACAAAAACTGTTGGGAACGGGTGAAATTTTTCTTCCGTAGTAATCCAGAAATCAAAGCCACAGAAATAAAGCTTTATATGTTTGGCGCTCCCACTCATACGTTTTTTTCTGAAGAAGAGGATGGGTTAGATGGTTTTTCAATATCTAGAGGCGCCGCTAAAGAACAGTTCATGGATGGAAGTTCTAAAGATTATCAGTTTTTAGTTGTGTCATTACTTAGAACTAATTCCGATAAGATTGATGTTAAAAAGTTTGTTTGGCCTTTTAACGAATTCGACAGTGGGCAATCAGTTAGAGAAATCACTAAAGATAATATAGAAGAAATGATATTTCAAAATGGTTCAGAAAAGTTCCAAAAAGTACAAAAGCATATCAACGGGACAGCCGTGTAACGGAGCGCAGTACATTGCTGAGTTAGTTTGCATTCGAAAGGCCGAAAGAGACAACAAGGGAAGTTTAGCTTACAAATTTTGGAATCGTGGTGAGGATTATAAAACGCAAATCCGTGCAGCGTCTAAGCTGATTAAGAAATATAGCGAAGAAGCTGTGTTAAAATATTTAAATAGCCCTAGAGGAAAAAATGTTTATTCTTTGGGGTTTTTGCATAAGTCTAAAAAGTTCGTACTGAATTTAGACTTCGTAAAAGAAGGTGTTGAGAAAGCTCAAAAAGAGCTTGATGAAGAAGCTAAAAAGCCCAAGAAAGTCGCGGAGAAACTTGAGGGCGAATTTAAATCTAGACAGTCAATGCCTAAACAAAAAAGTTTATTATCAAAATTAAGGAAATCAGATGGCAGCAGCTAAAACTCCAGAATATCTAAAGAAACAAATCAAGCAGTATGGAAATATTATCAAGACAGGCACGGATGTTTTACAAGAAAAAAGCAATTATGAAGTGATTCGCATCAGTCCCGCTATTGATGTCGCACTTGGCGGCGGTGTTAGAGAGGGTTGCTGGCTGACGCTAACTGGCGACCCTAAAAGCGGCAAGACAACAACTGCTATGCAAATCGCAGTAAATGTGCAAAAGATGGGCCGAGAGGTAATCTACATGGATGTCGAAGGTAGATTAAAGGATATGAACTTTCAGGTTGAAGGTTTTGATCTTGATAAAATTCATGTAATCGCACCAGAAGACAAGCCCATTCCTGCGGAAGACTTTTTAGATGTTGCATACAAAATGATGAGTCATCCAGATTATCAAGGAGCCGTATTGATTATTGATTCTGTTTCGTCTTTACTTCCCTCAAAAGAGCTTGATGGAGATTTTTCTCCAAAACGAGCAGGTCTTCCAAAAATTCTTTCTATCTTTACTAAAAAGATTGGTATGCTTTTGCCGCGCCAAAGAGGTTTGGTAATTGCTATCACTCATTACATTGCGAATACGGGCGGTTTTGGTAAGGCTAAACTTTCTGATGGTGGCAATAAAATTCAATATCAGGCTGACACAAGAATGGAGATTGCTGGCAGCGGAATGGACACCCCTGCTATCAAACCTTGGACAACTGCTGATGGCGAAAGAATCGGCCAGATTGTGAACTGGAAAATTATTTGCTCATCAATGGGCGCTCCGGGCGGTCAGGTTCAAAGCTATATCAGATATGGAAAAGGTATAGACAGCACTCAAGAGGTTTTGATTTTGGCTTGCGACCTTGGTTTAATTAGCAAGGGTGGAGCTTGGTTTACTTGCGACTTTGTTACTGAGTGCAAGGATTTAATTAAAGAAATAGACAAAGATGCTAATGTTGAGGACGAAGAAGCGCTGATGAAAGCTTATAAATTTCAAGGCC